TACGCCCGATTGGAATCCGAAGGTGTGACTTACGCCAAAGCCTCATGGAAACCCGCCGCTGATGCCAAGGAGTGGCCGCGCGCGCGCCTGTGGAAGGGGCTGGCCTGCGAGAACATCACCCAGGCCGTGGCTAATGACTTGCTGCGCCATTCGCTGCGCCAGCTTGATGACGTGGTACTGCACGTCCACGATGAAATTGTGATCGAAACCGCAACGCCCGACCCCGAGGCGCTGCGCTTGGTCATGTGTACCCCGCCCGACTGGGCTAAGGGTTTACCCCTAGACGCTGAAGTCTCAATTATGGAGCGATACGGAAAATGAATTTCTTAACTTATCTCGAAAACATTGCGCCCGAGGGCGAGGTTATTTTGTTCGTGCGGCAAAAGCCCATCCTCAAAGACGGCGAGACTCAGTATCACGCCGATGGTGCAGTCAAGTGCGCGTGGCCTGCGTTCCTGCCCAAGAAGTGGAAGCCCGATCAGGCTTGGTACTGCAACACCGGCTGCTTCATCATCGACCGATTCGACGAGGGCAAACCCGCAGCTAAGGCCGACGCCTGTGAGCGGGTGGCGTTCCTAGTGCTGGATGACGTAGGCACCAAGGCCAAGGTGCCGCCCATCGACCCGACTTGGATCATGGAGACATCACCCAACAATTACCAGTATGGCTACACCTTCGCGCTGGACGACCAGCCCATGAAGGGCGAATTCAGCGCGGCGATCGTAGCGATCGCAGAAGCAGGCTACACCGACGGCGGCGCGATCAACCCCGTGCGTAACTTCAGACTGCCTGGCTCGATTAACCTCAAACCTGGGCGTGAGCGCTTTGCGTCCGCTTTGGTCGAGTTTCACCCAGAGCGTGAGTTCAGTCTCGCCGAGATATGCACCGCCTTGGGCGTGGTGCCCAACCCAGCAGACACGGCTACAGTACGCCCGATCCGGCTCACAGACGACGGCGGCGACGATGTGCTGGCGTGGACGGCAGCGCGTGGCGATCTGCTGGAGAAGGGCAACAGCAGCGGCTGGTGGGGCATCGTTTGCCCGAACAGCGCCGAGCATAGCGACGGCAACCCGATGGGGCGGTATCACCCCGTAAACCGGGCGTATTGCTGCCTGCATGAGCATTGCTCCGAGTGGGACAGCGTTGCCTACCTTGCGTGGGTAGAAGAGCAGGGCGGGCCTAAGCGCTCGCATGGCCTGCGTGACGAGTTGCTGGCCGCAGTGATGGAAAATACCCTTGCCAAGCTAACCCCGACAGTCGAGTACCCCGACGACGCGGCGACAGTCATCGCCGAGGTGGAGCACCGCGAACTGGGCCGCGTGGAGATGTCCGGCTGGTTCGAGCGCTTTGCGTATATACAAAACGACGACGCCTATTTTGATATGCAAGACCGGCGCGAGGTGATGCGTAAGACCTTCAACGCCCTGTTTCGGCATATCAACTGCAAGTCCCGCCACGGCAAGCACCCCAAGATCGAGGCGTCCAATTCCTTTGACGAGTACCGCCAAGACAAAGGCGCCCGCGCCTTGGTCGGTATCACCTACGCCGCAGGCGAGTCGGTGCTAGTGGCGCGTGAGGGTTTGGTGTACGGCAACCGCTGGCGCGACGCCCGCCCCGAGCCGGTGGCCGGTGACGTGTCCGCGTGGCTGCGCCATGTCGAGCGCATGGTGCCTATCGAATTCGAGCGCGAGCATCTTTTAAACGCTCTGGCGCACAAAGTGCAATTCCCCAGCCACAAGATTAACCATGCAATCCTGCTAGGCGGCAATCATGGATCAGGGAAAGATACCCTGTTCGCCCCGTTCTTTTGGGCCATAGGCGGCAAGGCCAAGGCCAATTGTTCCCTGGTCAAGAATGAGGATTTGAATTCGCAGTGGGGTTATGCGCTCGAGTGCGAAGTGATGGAGATAGCCGAGTTGCGCCAAGCAGAGGCCAAAGACCGGCGCGCCCTTGAGAACACCCTCAAGCCCATCATTGCAGCGCCGCCTGAATTGCTGATGGTCAACCGCAAGGGCTTGCACCCTTACTATGCCCTGAATCGCGTGTTTGTGGTGGCATTCTCCAATGAGCGCGTGGCGATATCGTTGCCCAGCGAGGATCGTCGGTGGTTTGTCCTATGGTCAGAGGCCGGTAAGTTGCCCGAAGCAGAGGCCGTTAGCCTTTGGAATTGGTACGAGCATCGCGGCGGCTTTGCAGCAGTGGCGGCTTATTTGCACACGCGGGACGTGAGCGCGTGGAATCCAAACGCAGCCCCGCCAATGACCGAGGCCAAGGCCATCATGGTCGAGCATGGCATGAGCGGCGCGGAATCTTTCCTGGTCAACCTGATCAAGGCTCGCCAGCGTGCATTTGCGTCCGGCGTCGTAGGCGCCCCCTTCTACGCGATCTGCGATGAGTTGCAGCTATACGCCCCCGCAGGCATTAAGATCGTTCCCCCGGCGCTTATGCACGCGCTCAAAGAGGCCGGATGGGTGGACATGGGCCGCTTGGCGTCGCGCGAGTATCAGACCAAGAAGCATATTTTCTGCGCGCCTGAATTAGCGAAAACTAATAAATCAGACTTACGCCGGGCCATAGAAAAAGCCCCCGAAGGGGCCTAGTCTAGATCGAAGAGGATCGCTAGGATCGCGGCGGCTAAGGCCGCTGCGATTATGAACATTCGAGCGCGCGCAGGGCGGCGGCGCGCGTCGCTTCATTGTCGTCGTCTAGCAGCGCGCGCAATACATCCTCCAAGTGGTTTATCCTCGCGATGTAATACGCTTCTTCAAAATTTTCGTCGTTCATAAGTACTCCAATAAAATAGCGGCCAAGATTAGGCCAATTGAGACGGCCAGCAGCAGATCAGCCCAAGGGCGCGCCACTGGTTCGGGTTTGTAGTGCTGTCTCATGCTTCGACCTCCATGCTATCTTCGCCTACGGGCACGCTAATATGCTTGGACAGTGGTGCGAAGTGGTTTGTCTCACCCAAAGCATTCATGGCGTAATAATCGCGCACATAATCGCTGGTGGACAAGCTCGCGCCCCACTTAGGATAATTGCGCTTAGGCGCCTTTGGCCGCACCGGCTTATGCTTGCCGGTAATCTTAGCGGCCAGCGCTTGCACGGCCGTGGCGCGCTCGAATGACGCGAGTTTGTAGGTTGTTGTTTCAATTTTCAGGGTTTGCATACTTTAGCTCCAGGTTTATAGCGTTGTCGATTTTGCGTAGGTTGTAGCCGTCGGCGAGCTTATCGGCCAGCATGGCCGCGTCGATCGCTTCGGGCGCCGGTGGTGGCGTATATGGCCGTAGTATGGCCTCGAAGAGGGGATGCATCATAGTCCGCTCACGCGGTAGCACGCGCCATCGCTTCGCTGCACGTCAATGGTACCCGCGCGCCGAATCGCGAGCACTAGCACGCGTTCCATGCGGCCATATAGGCTTATATGAATATATTGTCCAATTTTCATAATTTACTTTTGTTTAGTGTCCGGCCAGGATTAGCCCGCAAACGGCCAGCGACGGCCGTTTAAAGATAACCCTACGCTGCTAGGCGCAGATTGATCACCCGATGGCGCGTGCCGTGGGCAGGGAATGCCACAATGGCCGCGCGCTGGCGCTGGCACAATTGGCAGGTGGCGCATGAGACATCATCGCGCTGGGTTGCTGGGCAGATCACCACCGGGCGGCCGCTTGGGGTGGTGGTGTTGCGGGTTTGTGTGCTGGGCACCACCACCACCACCGGCCCGCATTCGGTATCGGCCAGCGCGTCAGCATCAGCCAAGTCATTAGCGCTCAAATTGACAGTGAAACCCCACTGATTCGCGTGCCGGATCCAGGCCAGGCTCGCAGCGTCGCGGTGGTGTGAATAGGTAAACCCGCGTTTTCCTTGATTGGCCGCGACCAATTGGCCCAGTTTGACGGCATCGATTGTGCCGCCCACCTGGGGCAGATCCCCGGCTTGATTGTGCCGCCACAATTGGCCGTCGGGCAGCGCTGCGATGGCCTGGGTGAATTGGCCCCAGGTGGTGCCGCGCGTGCCGTTGGAGACGGCCGCCCAGTGCAGCGCGAGCGGCCCGCTGGCCGCGTAGCATTCGCTGCGCATGGCGCAATCGGTGGGGCAGCTATCCTTTTCGGTGGTGGATACTGGAATCGGGCCCGTCTTAACATTGGCCGATTTAAGGGTTAGGTGTACTTTCATGCTGCACCGCCTTCGATCGCGGCTGCTTCGCGCATGAGCCAGGGCAGATCGGACATCGGAAAACTAGAACAATCGATTTCACCTAGCACGCGGTGCGGTGCGCCAATGTCTGAATACAGTGCCGCGATGTCGAATTGCTGGCCGTACGCCAGCACTATTTGCGCGCGCGCAATGTCGGCATTTGCTGCTGTAGCGCGCGCATGTTCTACGCGGTCGCGTTGTTTGTTTGTGATTTCAAAAGAGTACTGTTTCATGGTTTGCCTTTAATTTACTGTATGGCGATGCTGCCATGTAAAGGATTCTATTGCACGCAATTATTGTCTGTCTGTCACATTGGAGACAATGGCGCTAAATTGTGGGCACCTATCGCGGCAAATTGTAGGCATCGCTGATTTTATGCGGCTCTCCAATGGGGCCGGTTAAATGTAGGTCATATTGTCATTAATTTGATCTTAACTTATCTAAACCTTACATTTCATAATGTGAAATATGCAATATGGGGTAGAGCGACTGAAATTGTCAAAAAAAATGACCTACATGACCTACATGACCCACCGCACACAATCGCTGCATTTTGCGCACTGCGCATGGCCGCATGGTTAACGCAGGCACTCTAATCCGATTGGCATGGCCCACATGACCCACATGGTGCGCGCACTGGCGCGCGGCCAGGTAGCCAGCAGCGCAGGCCATGCGACCGCGTAGGCCATGCCAACATGACCTACATCCCCATGGCCAACCGCTTGCCAATCTGCTAACTATATACTTGCCATTCTGACTACTACATTCTTGCCATTTTGCGTAAGATTTCAGCCGAGGGGGGAGGGGTAGGGCCGAGCGATTGGGCCAACGTAAACGGAGGGGCCACAAACAAAATTTTTTTTTAATGTAAAATCCACGTCACATGCCAACACGCATGGGGATTGGCCGGGAGCGGTATAGCAACGGTTCGAAACGTGCTTACAAATAGCTATTTCATTCCCCAGCCGTGTTGGTAAAGGAGAACAAATGTTCAAGTCACTGCCGCTCACTGTCCGACACGTCCAAGCGACTGAATCGCGCTTGCAGGCGATATACGACGCTGCCAAACTGGGGCTCAAAGGCGACACGCTGGCCCTGGCGTCGGGGATGCGGCCTGAAGAGTACCGGCACCTGTGCCAATTTGACCCACTGGCCGAGATGGCCGCGATCAAGGGCAAAGCCGACGGCGAACGAGAGATGGCCGACATCCTGCACAAAGCCGCCCGCGAGGGCGATGCCAAAGCGGCGCTTGAAATACTCAAACATCAGCACGGCTGGGTCGCCAAGCAGTCCATCACGGTGGACATCGACCAGCGCATATCCATCACGCAAGCGCTGCAAGAAGCTGAAATGCGCGTCATTGAGGTTGTAGATGCAGTCAACCAAATACAGCGCTGAAGACGAACAAGCCCTGATGGCGCGTCTATGGACGCCGCGCATCAAGGACAACCCGCTCAATTTCGTAGCGCTGGTATTCCCGTGGGGCGTCAAGGGCACGCCGCTGGAGAACTTCAAGGGGCCGCGCAAATGGCAGCGCGAGGTGCTGCAAGACATCGCCGAGCATATCGAAGCGAACAAGGGGCAACTAGACTACAACGTACTGCAAGCGGCCATCTCGTCGGGGCGTGGTATCGGCAAGTCGGCCCTGGTCAGTTGGATCACGATCTGGATGCTGGCAACGCGCATTGGCTCGACGACCATCATCTCGGCCAACTCGGAGTCCCAACTCAGATCAATCACTTGGGCCGAGATTACCAAGTGGCTGGCGATGGCGATCAATAGCCACTGGTTTGAAGTCAGCGCCACGCGGGTAATGCCCGCCAAGTGGCTGACCGAACTGGTCGAGCGGGACTTGAAGAAGGGCACCAGGTACTGGGGCGTCGAAGGGCGGCTGTGGTCAGCGGAGAACCCCGACGCATACGCGGGTGTGCATAACTACGACGGCGTGCTGGTGGTGTTCGACGAGGCCAGTGGTATCGACGACACGATCTGGGCGGTGACAGCAGGCTTCTTTACCGAGAACACGCCCAACCGCTTCTGGCTGGCGTTCTCTAACCCACGGCGCAACACGGGGTACTTCTACGAGGCATTCAACTCCAAGCGGGCGTTTTGGAAAACCAAGGTGGTGGATGCGCGCACGGTCGAGGGTACGGACAAACAGGTCTATGAGCGGATCATCCAAGAGTACGGGCCAGACTCCAGCCAAGCGCATGTCGAGGTCTATGGGATGTTCCCAAGCGCGGGAGATGATCAGTTCATCGGTTCGGACATAGTGGATGAGGCTATGAAGCGGGAGCGGTACAAGGACTTGTCAGCGCCCATCATCATTGGGGTCGATCCGGCGCGCTACGGCGCGGATGCCACGGTCATTGCCGTGCGCCAGGGACGGGATATTGTTAACATAACGCGGCACCGAGGCGACGACACGATGACGGTCGTGGGGTATGTGATCGACGCGATTGAAGAGTACAAGCCGACCCTGGTGGTGATTGACGAGGGCGGCCTGGGCGCTGGGATTGTGGACAGGCTCAAGGAGCAGCGGTACAAGATTAAGGGCGTGAACTTTGGGAATAAGGCCAAAAACCCGATAATGTACGGAAATATGCGCGCTCAGATGTGGGGTGAGATGAGGGAATGGCTAAAATCTGCTAGTATCCCGACCGACAGGTTCTTAAAGACGGATTTGATTTCGCCTAAGATGAAGCCTGATTCACGTGGAACAATCTTCTTGGAGAGCAAGAAAGAAATGAAAGCGCGGGGCTTGGCATCACCAGACGCAGCGGACGCTATATGCGTGACGTTTGCTTTTCCCGTGGCTCACCGCGAGTATACTGAGCCCACTCGCCGATATAACGCTCAAGACGGCGCAATGCACACTTCATGGATGGGGTCTTAATATGCCACTCGTCAAATCATCTTCTCCCAAAGCCTTTCGTGAAAACGTGAAGGCTGAAGTCAAAGCGGGCAAACCCGTCAAACAGGCCGTGGCAATTGCGTATGCGGTCAAGCGCAGCGCACCAGCCCCAAGTAAGAAAAAATAATGGCTGATTACACCGGCATAGCCGCCGCAGGCGCGGTATCCAACGGCGGCGGTCAAAAAGACACCGAATCTAATATCTTGGCGACGGCGCGCAGTCGTTTGGATATGGCAATCTCGGCGCTGTCTGAATCACGCGAGGACGAGATTGACGATCTGAAGTTCTACGCTGGGTCACCCGACAACCACTGGCAATGGCCCGCCGATGTACTGGCGACTCGCGGCGCGGTGCAGGGACAGACCATCAACGCCCGCCCGTGCCTGACCATCAACAAGCTGCCGCAGCACGTACGGCAAGTCACCAATGACCAACGACAAAACCGCCCAACAGGCAAAGTTATTCCAGCCGACGACAAGGCCGACATTGACGTTGCCGAAATCTTTAACGGCATGGTCAGGCATATTGAATACATCTCAGACGCAGATGTCGCTTACGACACCGCCTGCGAAAACCAAGTCTCCTACGGAGAAGGTTACATCCGAATCCTGACCGAATATTGCGACGACAATACCTTTGACCAAGACATCAAAATTGGCCGGGTTCGCAATAGTTTTTCGGTGTACATGGATCCAACCATCCAAGACCCGTGCGGCGCGGATGCCAAGTGGTGTTTTGTGACTGAGGACATCTCCAAAGCTGACTACCAACGGATGTACCCCGACTCAGCGCCCATTACTACCTTGCAAACGCTGGGTGTGGGCGATCAAAACCTATCGCAGTGGCTCAATGAGGACACGATCCGCATTGCGGACTACTACTACGTCGATTACGACAAGGGCACGCTCAATTTGTACCCCGGCAACGCCACGGCTTTTGATGGCACGCCCGAAGATAAGCAATTGCGCGCCATTTACGGCAAGCCTAAGAAGACTCGGCAGTCTGACCGACCACGCATCAAGTATTGCAAGATAAACGGCTACGAAATCTTGGAAGAACGCGAGTGGGCGGGCAAATACATCCCCATTGTCCGCATTGTGGGCAATGAATTTGAGGTTGACGGTCGCTTGTACGTGTCTGGCTTGGTGCGAAACGCCAAAGATGCCCAGCGGATGTACAACTATTGGGTGTCCCAAGAGGCAGAAATGCTGGCTCTGGCTCCAAAAGCGCCGTTTATTGGCTACGGCGGCCAGTTTGAAGGCTACGAAAACCAATGGAAAACCGCCAACACGACCAACTGGCCGTATTTGGAGGTCAATCCAGACGTTACAGACGGCGCGGGCGTTACGCTGCCACTGCCCCAGCGGGCGCAGCCGCCAATGGCCTCCAGCGGGCTATTACAGGCCAAATCTGGCGCTTCTGAGGACATCAAAGCATCAACCGGCCAATACAACGCATCTTTGGGCATGACATCCAATGAGCGCTCAGGAAAAGCGATTCTTGCGCGTCAGCGTGAAGGTGATGTCGGGACGTACCACTTTGGCGACAACTTGGCCCGTGGTGTGCGGTATTTGACTCGCCAATTGATTGATCTGATTCCCAAAATCTACGACACACAACGCATTGCCCGCATCATTGGCGAGGACGGCGAAACCAGCATGGTCAAGATTGACCCGATGCAGGCCGAGCCGGTCAAGAAGATCGTGGATCAGCAGGGCATCGTGATAGACAAGATTTACAACCCTGGCGTGGGCAAATACGATGTGGTGGCTACCACCGGCCCAGGCTACGCAACCAAACGCCAAGAGGCGCTGGAGGCGATGGGCCAACTGTTGCAGGGCAACCCGCAGCTATGGCAAGTGGCCGGTGACCTGTTTGTCAAGAACATGGATTGGCCTGGTGCCCAAGAAATGGCAAAGCGTTTTGCCAAAACTATTGACCCCAAACTCATGCAAGACGGCGACAAGCCGCCCGAGTTGCAGGCCGCAGAGCAGCAAATCCAAGCGATGGGCCAAGAGATGGAGCAGATGCACCAAATGATTATCAATGCTGGCAAGTCGATTGAGGCGCAGGATATGCACCGCAAAGACTTTGAGGCAACGGTCAAAGCATACCAAGCTGAAACCCAGCGGATTTCCGCTGTGCAGGCCAGTATGTCGCCAGAGCAGATTCAAGACATCGTGCTGGGCACTGTGCATGGCATGATCACATCGGGCGACTTGGTTACTGAGATGCCTGGACGTGATGTAGATATGGGCTCTGAAATGCCTCAAGAAGGCATGGAACAGCAGCCTATGGGCGGTATGCAGCCACCACAACAACCAATGGGAATGCCACAATGATGTACAAAGCCGCCGATTTTGTCGGGATGCTATTCTTGGCCCGTGATGTGGCCCATAGCGTTCATTTGAACACCCGCAGTTATTCCAAGCACGTTGCACTTAATACGTTTTACGACAGCATCATTGACCACGCAGACGCTTTTGCTGAAGCCTACCAAGGCCGTCATGGCCTGATGGGGCCAATTACGCTGCATTCAGCCACCAAGACGGCCAACATTATCGACTTCCTACAAAACCAGTTGGACGACATTGAAAAGTGCCGTTACGAGGTGGTGGACAAGTCTGATTCGTCGCTCCAGCAATTAATTGACAACATTGTTGAGTTGTACCTGACCACGCTCTATAAACTGCGCTTCTTAGCATGACGCTATTTATCAACCACAGCACAGCAGCAGATGGTAGCTTTACTACCGAAGGGGCTGCGGCGTGGGATGCCAATCATTCGTTGTCTGGCACCTTGCCAATTGGTTCTGGTGGCACGGGAGAAACAACTGCCGCAGCGGCCATTACGGCTTTGGCTGGAACTCAAGTTTCTGGCCGGTATTTGCGTTCTGATGGCACAAATACAGCCTTGGCGGTTATTGTTGCTGCTGATGTACCTACGCTCAATCAAAACACTACAGGCACTGCGGCCAATGTGACCGGCACGGTGGCCGTGGCAAACGGCGGCACTGGCACAACAACTCCAGCCCTTGTGGCGGGCACAAACGTAACAATTACAGGCACTTGGCCTAACCAGACAATTAATTCCACAAGCAGCGGTGGTAGCGGCACGGTTACTTCGGTATCCGCCACCGTCCCTGCTTTTTTGTCTATTGCCGGTTCGCCTATAACCACTTCTGGCACGTTAGCAATTACCTATTCAGGAACGGCGCTTCCAATTGCTAATGGTGGTACGGGCCAAACAACAGCCAGCGCGGCTTTTAACGCTTTGTCGCCGGTCACCAGCACAGGCGACTTAATTGTTGGCAACGGCACCAATAGCGCCATTCGTTTGGCTATTGGCACAAACGGCCAGGTTTTGACATCTAACGGCACCACGGCAACTTGGGCAGCGGCTGGCAGCGGGTCAGGTACGGTAACGTCAATCACTGCCGGAACAGGCTTAACTGGCGGGACAATTACTACCAGCGGCACTATTGCGCTGGACACTACTGCCGTGACTGCGGCCAGCTACACAAGTGCAAACATTACGGTTGACGCTTATGGGCGTATTACAGCAGCTTCAAATGGCAGCGGCGGTGGCGGCATTACAACTGGCAAAAGTATCGCAATGGCGATGATCTTTGGATATTAAATATGGCAAACCCGAATATCGTCAACGTATCATCCATTTATGGTAATACAAGTTATTTAATTCCAAGTACAACATCTGCTACTACTTGGACTGCGCTTACTCCTGCTGCCGGTACAGTTAATAAAATTGATAACATTGTTGCTGCAAATGTAACGGCATCAGTTGCTATAGTAACAGTAGCAATCAACAGTGCAGCGGCTGGAGCTGGAACAAATTATCGTCTAGTTTACCAAGTACCGGTTCCGGTAAATGCTTCAATTGTTGTTGTTGATAAAAGCACGGCGTTTTATCTTGGTGAAGCACAATCTATTGTGGTAACTGTTGGAACAGCAAATGCGATTGAGTTAACCGCATCTTATGAGGCAATTACCTAATGTCCACTAGATATAAAGGTTCTGTAATGTCGTCCACAGCGGCGACTAATAGCGGTACTGCGGCTGCTGGTATTTGGCGTTCTAATGAAGTAATGCAGGGTATACAAGGTTTTGCGTGGCCTAAAATATTACCAACTATTGAATATTTAGTGGTTGCCGGTGGAGGCGGTGGAGGTGGCACAACAAACGGCGCTGGTCAAGGTGGCGGCGGTGCTGGTGGATATCGTACTTCAACCAGTTTTTCAGTAGCGGGTTCTACTGCATACACCGTAACAGTTGGCGCAGGAGCGACTGGTGGATCGGCAACAGGTGTATCCGGTTCAGATAGTGTATTTAGCACCATAACATCTAATGGAGGTGGAGGTGGTGGTGGTGGAATTGTTTCTGCTTCCGGTGGCTCTGGTGGCTCTGGTGGTGGTGCAAATTATTTAAATTCCACTAGCGCGGGTGTAGGAAATACTCCAAGCACTAGCCCAAGCCAAGGTAATAACGGCGGCATTGGTCGCGGAAACACATCTCCGTTTGGTGGTGGAGGCGGCGGCGGTGCTGGTGCTGTTGGTGCAGCGGCGGCTACTACAGTTGCTGGCGCTGGCGGGGTTGGAACAGCATCATCAATTACTGGTACAAGCACTACGTATGCAGGCGGTGGCGGCGGTGGAGCAAGAACAGGTGCAACAGGTGGTTTAGGTGGTACAGGTGGCGGCGGCAATGGTGCAATAGTTACTGATACTAATGGTTCTGCCGGCACATCTAATACTGGCGGAGGTGGTGGTGGATCATCCCAATCAACTGGCACTAGAACAGGTGGTAACGGTGGTTCTGGAATAGTCATTATTGCTTATGTAAATACAGGGCCAGATATTGTTTCATTTAGTGCTGGATTAGTTGTTAACGGAGTAACCACTACAGGGTCTAATGTTCCAGCATCGGACACTGCATCACGTTCTGGGTACAAAGTATATAAATTTACTGCCGGTACTGGCACAATTACTTGGTAATCATGGCACATTTTGCACAACTTGACGAAAATAACATTGTTGTCCAAGTAATTGTTGGTGTGGATGAACCGCATGACGGTGAAACTATCTATGCCGAGACAACAGGGCAAGTCTGGAAAAAGACCAGCTATAACACTTATGCTGGTGAACATCGGTTAGGCGGTACACCTTTCCGCAAAAACTACGCTGGTATTGGTTACACTTACGATGCACAAAGGGATGCTTTTCTTCCGCCCAAACCGGGCGATAGCTATGTGTTAGATGAGCAGACTTGCCAATGGGTAGAGTAAAATTCCATGAACAAATTTTATGGCGGCAGTTTTTTTAACGGCGGTTTTTTTTCACTGTTAACTAATTTTTACAGCGGCAGTTTTTTTAGCGGTGGGTTTTTTGAAACGGCCCCCGTTTACGTTACGCAACTTTTTATCGAGTTAAGATCATTTACTGAAAGAAGGAGATTCTAATGGCGCTCAATCTTAAGGCTATCACTTCTGTCCTGGGCTACCAGCAGATCACCAGCTTGTCCGCAGCTACGGCCCTGACCGTACCTCAAAAAAATATTGGCGGCCTTGCGGGGTCACCCCGTATTGCCATCATTACGCCTGAAACTCAAGCAGTTCGCTGGCGCGATGACGGTGTGGCTCCGACTGCCACCGTTGGAATGCCCCTTGCTGCTGGTGTAACTTTGCAATACGATGGTGACTTGACTCAAATCAAGTTCATTGAGCAAACTGCCAGCGCAAAGCTAAACATTACTTATTACTCGTAAGGAGCCGTTATGGACTTTCATGGTGAAGGCGGCTCAATGAGCCCCGCAAATTTGATTGAATACATTCAAAAACAGCTTCCTACTGACTTGACCACCTTGGTCAATTTGCAAGCTGAATTGGCCCAGCGCCAAGGCGCGATGTCCGCAGTGCAAGACGCTGCCGCAGATCGGGCTAAGGCTGCTGACGAATTGGCTACGGCGCAAGACCAGGCTGCGGCTATGGTTGCGTCTGCCAAGGATATGGAAGCTGCGGCCAAGGCCAAGACTGCTGACCTCAAGGCGCGTGAAGCGGCTTTGGCTGACAGTGTTAAAGCATTTGAAACAGCCAGCGCAGCGCGTGAAACGGCCTTAGATGCCCGTGAAAAAACATCTGACACCCGTGAGATGCATCAGCAGCAAACGCAAGCTAATCTTGATGTTTTAAGCGCGTCTTTGGAAGCGCAAGAAGCTGCATTGCAAACTCGCGTTAAAGCCTTTCAAGATAAAGTTGCCGCAATTAGCGCGTAAGGATAAAAATTATGGCCGTCAATCTTTCAATGCTGGCGGGGGCTGGCGCACAGTTTTTTGACAACAACGGTGTCATTCTTTCTGGCGGTCTTATTTACACTTACGCCGCTGGCACTACCACACCACAAGCTGCGTATACCACAAGTTCTGGCAGCACCGCGCACACCAACCCTATTGTGCTGGACTCAGCAGGCCGTGTTGCGTCTGGCGGCGAAATTTGGTTAACTGAAGGGGTTGCATACAAATTTGTTTTACAAACATCTGCTGCAATAACAATTGGAACGTATGACAATGTAACCGGCAATGCAAGTGGCGTTGCAACCGGAATTTACGCCACATTTGCCGCATCTTCCGGTTCATCCCTAGTTGGGTATTTGCCTACCGGCGGCACGGCAACTACGGTGCAAGCTAAGTTACGCCAGTATATAAGCGTTCAAGACTTTGGTGCGGTTGGCGATGGCACAACTAATGACACATCCGCTATTCAAAATGCGTTAAATCAAATAGGTTCAAATGGTACGGTTTATATCCCCGCCGGAACTTATTTAGTAGATAGTTTATTTTTTCCAACCGACATTTTTGGGTTAAATTTTGTTGGTAGTGGCATGAATAGTACTATCTTTTTAATGAATGACCCTGTTAAACCAATAATTAAAATTGCTACGGGAGTAGGTAGAAATTACAATTCTAATATTTCTGATTTTGCCGTTAAGGCAAATGCTGCAAGTTCAATTGTTGATTCAACCCAAATTGCAATAGATTGCAATGGTTTTGATGGCGCTACGTTTAGTAGGATTCGTTATTTATCTAATGGCGCATCAGGTTCCGTTGGCGTTATGTTTAGAACTTCTGCCGCGCCTAACTTAACATACCAACAAACTTTTGATACTATTGTTATCCAACAGCAACGTGGCCCTAATGTAGTTTTATCAACTGAAAATAACGGTCTTGGATATTTATCTAATACTAATATTATTGAAGTTAAAAATTGTTGGATATACGCTAACACCAACATAGCCACTATATTAGATATGGCTAATTGCACTTCTTATTCGATACACAACAATGAATTTGAAACTGCGGGTGATTATGCTATTCGTCTTGGAAATTCCGGTTTAATTACATCTAATTGGTTTGAACTTCAAAACGTTGCGCCGTTATTGTTTCAAAATACGGAATCGGTAACATCATCAAATAATACATTTATTGGAAATTATTTTAGCGGTTTTAGTGGGGTTATAAATATTCCAACTAGCTGCGATGAAAATCTTTTTATAAACAATCCTGGTGGAACATATAGTTTTTCTACCACTATTCCAAATATTATAAATGGGAATTTTCCCGCCGCACCAACCTTGGCTAAAACTGTAGGCGGTGCTGGAACATTAACTTTAGTATCTGCAAATTTAGTGAGCACATTTGATGGCACATACGAATTGTTGTATACATTTTTGCCTTCTGCTGGCCCTGCAAATTATGGTTTTACATTGACACCTCCTACGGGGGTAACCATAAAGAAATTAAATGCTTCCGCTTATGATGGCGCAAATGCCGTTCCTTACGTTTGTTCCGTAACTTTTCCAAATTCAATTTTTTACATAACCGCTCCTAATACAAATCTGGTTAATTTAAACATCCAACTTACATACCAATAAATTATGGCAAACACCAAAATTTCTGCGCTTACTTCAGCAACAACGCCATTGGCGGGAACGGAAGTATTGCCCATTGTTCAATCAAGCGCCACGGTAAAAGTTGCGGTGTCCGATTTAACCGCTGGTCGCTCCGTAAGCGGCACTTCTTTTGTTCCAACGGGATCAACCGTTCCGGCAAATGGCTTGTATCTACCGGCGGCTAATTCCGTTGGAATTGCCACTAATACTACGGTTGCGGTTACCGTAGACGCAAGTCAAAACGTAGGTATTGGAACTACATCGCCTAGCACTTATGTATCAAACAAAGGATTGGCCTTGGTTGGGGGATACGGAACATCAAGCACCGCATTTGCAATTTATAATAGCACCAGCCCATCTGCGTCCAATACCGCCCGTATTGATTTTAGACTTTCAAATTCATTTTCTGGCACTGGCCCTTGTGCAGCAATTTATGGTTTAAACCCCAATGCCGCGTCAAATAACGGTGGCGCATTAGTATTTGCAACATCGGTCAATGGTACTAACACAACCCCAACCGAACGTATGCGTATTGACAACGCTGGCATTGTTACCATGTCGGCTTATGGCGCTGGCGCTGCAACATTCTCCGCTGCCGGTGTCATATCGTCCGTTTCCGATGAAACATGGAAAATTAAAGATGGCGTTCCCGTTGACCCCGATTCCATGCTTAAAAAGCTAATGCCTGGATATTGGTATTACAACGATGAAAAGAAAGAAACTTTTGGTAGCGAAAGACAATTAGGCTTTTACGCACAAAACGTAAACGCCGCGATTGGCCCCGAAGCCGCCCCAACACCCGAAGAAGGAAAGCCTTGGGGTTACCATGACCGTTCTGTTTTGGCGGTAGTTGTCATGTCTTTGCAAAAAGCCCTTGAAACTATTGATTCTTTAACCGCTCGTATTGAAGCACTTGAAGGATAATTATGACTACGGTTTGGAAAATTACACAAATTGATTACTTAGTTTCGGACGGTTTTATTACTACCGCACATTGGACTTGCGTTGCCAATGATGGTGACTACAACGCTAGTTCTTACGGCGCTTGTAGCTTTGATGTTATTACACCAAATATTCCTTATGCAAGCGTAACCGAACAAAATGTTTTGGGTTGGTGTTGGTCAAACGGTGTAGATAAGAATTTAATAGAAGCCAATCTTGTTGCCCAAATTGAGTTGCAAAAAACCCCTGTAACCGCTATTGGTCTACCTTGGGCATAAATTCCAGCATAATGCTGAAAAAACGTACTGGTGCGTTCACCAGGGATTCTATGGAATCGAAAAATGTCAGATGAAAGCCTAGCGGTAATAGACCCCGCGCCGGAACAGGTGGCAACGGCTGCACCTGAAACCGAAGTTAAAGCGCCGGAAGCAGAAGCACCCAAGACCTTCTCGCAAGAGGAACTTGATGCAGCTATTGGAAAACGCCTCGCAAGAGAGCAACGAAAGTGGGAACGGGAACAAGCACAGAAGGTTGCGGAAACGCAAACTTTGAGGGCTCCGGCAGCACAGTCTGTCGATCAGTTTGAAACGCCAGAGGCTTACGCCGATGCGTTGGCCTATCAAAAGGCCGAACAATTGATCGCGCAGCGCGAAGCGGCCAAGCAGCACTCGCAAGTTCTTGAGAGTTATCACGACAAGGAAGAGGAAGCCCGCGCTAAGTACGATGACTTTGAACAAGTCGCGTACAACCCCAAGCTGCCAATTACTGATGTGATGGCCGATACGATTCGGTCTTCGGATGTTGGGCCTGAGTTAGCTTACTACCTCGGAACTAACCCCAAAGACGCAGAGCGTATATCTCGCCTAGCCCCGCTTGCACAGGCAAAGGAAATTGGGAAGATTGAGGCCAAATTGGCGTCTGATCCACCAATGAAACGTACGACATCCGCGCCAGCGCCGATTTCGCCTGTCACTGCCCGATCCACTGGATCACCGGCCTATGACACTACTGATCCCAGGTCTATCAAGACCATGACGGATTCGCAGTGGATTGAAGCCGAAAGGGCACGCCAGCGTAAGAAGTGGGAAGCGCAAACCCGCTAACTTTTTTAAGGACTTTTTTTTCATGTCTAATAGTATCCTAACCATTGATATGATCACCCGGAAAGCTCTCGAAATCCTCGAGAACAACCTGGTGCTCACCCGTAACGTAAACCGTCAGTACGACGACAGCTTTGCTGTTGAAGGTGCCAAGATCGGTTCTACTCTGCGTATTCGTCTGCCCGACCGCGCTTTGGTCACTGACGGTGCCGCCCTGCAAGTTCAGGACGACAACGAGCAGTACACCACTTTGTCTGTCGCCTCGCAAAAGCATATCGGCGTGAACTTCACTTCTGCCGAATTGACCATGCAGTTGGATGATTTCGCAGAGCGTGTGTTGAAGCCTCGTATCAGCCAGTTGGCCTCCAGCATTGACGCTGATGTTGCCAATGCTTTCAAAACCATCGGCAATAGCGTCGGCACCCCCGGCACTACGCCAGCTACTTCTTTGGTTCTGTTGCAAGCGCAACAAAAACTGAACGAAAACGCTGCTGTGATGTCGCCTCGCTATGCAACGGTTAATCCCGCTGCAAACGCTGGTCTGGTTGAAGGCATGAAAGGCTTGTTCAACCCCACTGACACTATCAGCAAGCAGTTTAAGAACGGCATGATGGGCACGGGCGTGTTGGGCTTTGATGAAGTCAATATGAGCCAATCCATCAAGCAATTCACCACTGGTTCGCGCGACGCTTCTGCTTCCACGACTACTGGCGCTGCTGTGACCTCGGAAGGTTCGTCTACCCTGACCTTGACTCAAGGTTCGGTGACTACGACCATCAAGGCCGGTGATGTGTTTACCATTGCAAGCTGCTTTGCTGTAAATCCGCAAACCCGTGAAACCACTGGTTCGCTGTTCCAGTTTGTGGCTTTGGCTGACGCAACCGCTGTGTCTGGCACTTGGACTGTAACTGTGGCTCCTATGTACTCGGCTAACCATGCTCTGGCTACCGTGGACGTTTTGCCGCAAAACAGCAAGGCCGTGACTTTCTTGGGCTCCGCTTCTACTGCTTACGCACAAAACTTGGTCTACCACAAGGACGCTATCACGTTTGCTACCGCTGACTTGTTGCTGCCTCAAGGCGTTGACATGGCCGCGCGTTCGGTTCATAACGGTATCAGCTTGCGCGTTGTTCGTCAGTACGACATCAACAACGACCGTATGCCTTGCCGTATTGACGTACTGTATGGCTACAGCACCATTCGTCCACAGATGGCCTGCCGCATCTGGGGTTGATTAAACAATTTTTAAAGGAAAATTATCATGGCTATTCCTAATGGCGCAGGCGGTTACCAAGTTGGTGACGGCAATCTGTCTGAAGTTAATTTGGGCGTACAACCTACGCCTCCCACTGCCACTACCGGCGCTACCCTAACTGTTGCCCAGATCACTTCTGGCATTTTGTTAGGTAGCCCTGGCACTACTGCATCTGCTTACACACTGCCCACCGTGGCTAGTTTGGAAGCGGTTGTCAGCAGCGCCAAGAACAACAGCTTCTTTGATTTCAGCGTTTGTAACGTGAACGGCTCCAGCACTGGCGTCATCACAATGACCGCTGGCACGGGCTGGACTCTTGTTGGCTTGGCTACCGTTGCTGCTACTGCTGGTACGACCGGCGCATTCCGCGCTGTGAAGACTGGTGACGGCGCTTGGACTCTGTATCGGATGTCTTAAACCTAAATGGGGCTTCGGCCCCATTTACTAAGGAAACAATATGCCAAATACTCAAGCGGTAGGTGTCGCGTATAGCGATCCCGAATTTACCACCTGCTATGCATCCCAAGAGATTGGGTACTCAACAGCAGCGCAAGGCGCTGTGACACAGGCAACAAGCAAATCCACGGCGGTGACGCTAGACAAGTCTGCTGGCCGTATCACAATGAACAACGCATCTTTGGCGACTGCTACCAATGCAACATTTACGTTGAATAACGCATTGATCAGCGCAAATGACGCCGTAATTTTGACCATTTCTGGTGGTCAAACTACGCCAGGTTCATACAACGTGTTTGCTAACTCGCTTGCTGCGGGTTCGGTTAGCATTACTTTACGTAACATCTCGGGCGGCTCGCTGTCTGAGGCTGTCGTAATTAATTTCGCTATTATCCATTGCACAAGCTAAAAGGAAGGGGGCCACAAGCCCCCTTTCCCCCTATGAACATTTATCTCAAGCACCCCGTTCACGGTCGCAAAGTTGCAACAATGGAACTTGAGGCTGAGTATGACGAAAAGAATGGCTGGACACGATATACTCTGGATACGCCTGAAGTTCCCGAGGCGGCTCCCGTCAACGCACTGGAAGTAAAGCGCCGTCGTAGAACCGAAACCGAAGGAGCCTAGTCATGGCCGTTTACACCGCTGGCGATCAAATTAACCGAGCGCTAAGATTGCTTGGCGTGTTGGCCGAAGGCGAAACACCTTCCGCATCCGTATCCCAAGACGCCCTAACGGCGCTCAATCAAATGATTGATAGCTGGAACACCGAACGCTTATCGGTGTTCAGCACCCAAGACCAGGTGTTTACTTGGCCCGCTGGTTTTATCAACCGCACCCTTGGCCCAACAGGCGACTTTGTAGGCAACCGCCCAATTCTGCTGGATGACGCGACCTATTATCGCGACCCAGGCACCAATGTCAGTTTTGGCATAAAAATGATCAACCAACAGCAGTACGACGGTATTGCTGTCAAGACGGTTACGTCTACCTACCCGCAAGTGCTGTTTATCAACATGACGTATCCTGATGTGGATATGTACATTTATCCCAAGCCCACACGGGACTTGGAATGGCACTTTATCAGCGTTGAAGAGTTGGCCCAGCCCGCTGATTTGGCGACCGACATCCTGTTCCCACCTGGTTATTTGCGCGCCTTTACCTACAACTTGGCAATGGAAATAGCGCCTGAGTTTGGCGTGGAGCCCAGCCCCCAGGTGCAGCGTATTGCTATGACCAGCAAGCGCAATCTGAAGCGCATCAACAACCCTGATGATGTAATGTCAATGCCCTACGCCATCGTGGCGACTCGGCAGCGGTTCAACATCTACGCTGGGAATTACTAATGAAAACGCCGATTCTTGGATCGGCCTACGTTGCCCGCAGTATCAATGCCGCGGACAACCGCATGGTCAACCTGTTCCCCGAGGCCATCCCAGAAGGCGGCAAAGAGCCTGGCTTTCTAAACCGCGCCCCCGGCCTAGAGTTTTTACAAACCGTGGGCACTGGCCCAATTCGAGCGCTGTGGGCACACCAAACCAACGGCAGCGACTTCTACGTAGTCTCAGGCAATAGCGTCTACAAGCTGACCGGCTTGACCGCTACGCCGCAATTAATAGGCACTGTTTCGGGCACGGGGCCAGTATCCATCGCAGACAACGGCACGCAAATTTTCTTTGCTTGCAACCCTAATAGTTATATTTACAACGAAACCACAGGTGCGTTTGGGCAGATAACCGACGCTGACTTTACTGGCGCAGTAACAGTTACTTATTTAGATGGCTACTTCGTATACAACGAACCAAACAGTCAAAAAATCTGGGTGACTTCTTTGCTTGACGGCACGTCTATCGACCCATTGGACTTTGCCAGCGCCGAAGGTTCGCCAGATGGTGTGGTGGGGATTATTTCTGACCACCGCGAACTATGGGTGTTTGGCACTGATTCGGTGGAAGTTTGGTACAACTCCGGAGCGGCTGATTTTCCTTTGACCCGCATTCAAGGCGCGTTTAATGAAATTGGTTGCGTGGCCGCGTTCTCTATTGCCAAGCTGGATAATGGCTTGTTTTGGCTGGGTACAGACGCCCGTGGGCAGGGCATCGTTTATCGTGCCAACGGCTATACCGGCGTTCGGATTTCCACTCACGCTATTGAGTACGCCATTGCTCAATACGGCAACATTGCGGACGCTATTGCGTATACTTATCAGCAAGAGGGCCATGCTTTCTATGTGCTGACGTTTCCCACCGGCAACGCTACTTGGGTCTACGATGTATCCACCCAAGTTTGGCATGAGCGGGCCGGATGGGACAACGGCGACTTTATGCGGCACCGCAGCAATTGTCAATGCAACTTTGGTGGCAACATTATTGTGGGCGATTTTCAGAACGGCAACATCTATCAGTTTGACTTGAATGTGTACGCTGACAACGGCGGCATTCAAAAATGGTTGCGTTCATGGCGGGCGCTGCCGACCGGCCAAAACAATTTGAAACGCACAGCGCATCACAGCTTGCAACTAGACTGCGAATCAGGCGTTGGGTTAAATGGTTATACGCCCATTGAAACTGAGTATTTGATGACTGAAACTGATAATTATTTAATTACCGAATCCAGTAATTATTTAATTACGGAACAAGGTTTGTCCCCCGTACAAGGCAGCGACCCACAGGTAATGCTACGTTGGTCTGACGACGGCGGTCACACTTGGAGCAACGAGCATTGGGCTGGATTAGGCAAAATTGGCGAGTATTACAAGCGCGTGTTTTGGCGTCGGCTGGGCATGACTTTGAAGTTGCGTGACAGGGTGTATGAGGTTTCAGGCACTGACCCCAACAAAATAGCCATCATGGGCGCGGAATTGATACTTAGCCCGACCAACTCATGACCATTGGCAACCAAACCAATATTACGCCCCCACGGGTGTCGTTGATTGACGAGCGCACGGGCGCAATCTCGCGTGAGTGGTATCGTTGGTTTTATAGCTTGTTCACCACTCTTGGGTCAGGTACGGGGATTATTCCTGTTGATTCTGGCGGCACTGGCTTGGGCACAATTCCAACTAACGGCCAACTGCTGATTGGTAACGGAACGGGCTACACGCTCAACAATCTCGGCTATGGCGTGGGTATTTCTGTCACCAACGGGCTAGGCACTATTACCGTAGCCAATACGGGTGTGCTGTCCAATATCGCTGGCACGGGCATTTCGGTATCTGGCGCTACAGGTAACGTCACCATTGGCAATACCGGCGTCTTGTCCTTCTCGGCAGGCACGACTGGCCTTACCCCTGTTACGGCCACTACAGGCGCGGTTACGCTGGGCGGATTGCTTGCAATTGGCTATGGTGGCACAAATAGCACGTCTACACCAACGGCAGGCGCTGTTCCTTATGGCACGGGCACGGCGTACGGCTTTACTTCAGCGGGCACGTCTGGGCAAGTATTGACCAGCGCAGGCGCAGGCACACCCACTTGGACAACGCCAACAACCGGCACCGTTACTTCGGTGGGGCTGTCGTTGCCAACGCAGTTTGCGGTAACCAATTCGCCGGTTACAACGTCGGGCACTCTTACGGCGGCTTGGAATACTCAATCGGCCAATGTTCTTTTGGCTGGGCCAGCATCGGGTGCTGGGGCTGTACCCACCTTTCGAGCGCTGACAACGGCAGACATCCCAGCTTTGCCATACGGCACGGGTACCGTCACATCTGTTGGGTTATCGTTGCCATCTATCATAGCGGTTACCAATTCGCCGGTCACTACTAGCGGCACGCTGACCGGAACATTGACAACCCAAGCTGTAAATACTATCTTCGCGGGCCCATCTAGCGGGGCGGCTGCGGCACCAACTTTCCGCGCGCTGACGACGGCTGACATCCCCGCGCTGGCGTATGGCACCGGCACGGTCACCAGCGTGTCTGTTGTTTCGGCCAATGGTCTTGCCGGTACGGTAGCAACGGCCACCACCACGCCAGCCATCACCCTAACAACCACCATCACCGGCCTGCTTAAGGGCAACGGCACGGCCATCTCGGCGGCGGTGGCTAACACGGACTATGTGCCGCTGTCCACGGTCATAACCAAGACGGCTGACTACACCATTACCGGCACGGACACCTGGATTATCAACAACAAGACCGGCTCGGCCTTGACGCTGACGTTCCCTGCGGCTTCAAGCTGGACGGGCCGGTATATCACGGTCAAGAATATGCAGGCCCAAGCGGTTAACTCGGCGTCCAGCAACATCGTGCCTATTGACAGCACCGTAGCGGGAACGGCGATATTGCTGGGTGTGGTGGGAAATTGGGCAACAATGGTGTCAGATGGCACCAATTGGATTATTATGCAGGCTGCGTCTAACAACAACCTGTTGCTGGAGTAATTAAATGATTTATCACCACTTTAGTTCAGGTGTGTACGCTAAAGAAGCGTTTATTCCTGCGGGTCAAATTTTGGTGCAGCACGCGCACAAACATGACCATCTATCCATTTTGGCTAGTGGATCAGTAGAACTTATCGTAAACGGCGTTAAATCCATTGTTAACGCCCCCGCTTGTCTGACTATAGTGGCAGGGCAGCATCACGGCGTAAAATCAATTACAGACGTTGTTTGGTATTGCATACACGCTACTGATTGCACTGATGAAGACGCGATTGATGAATTGTTAATTGTGCCTGGGGATATTGACCAGGCGCGTAATATTGCTCAGTGTCTGAGCGAAGGAGTTTGATATGCCTTGGATGATCCCAGCCGCAATTATTGGTAGTTCGTTGCTTGGCGCAAATGCCGCCAACAAAGCCGCTGACACTCAAGCGGGCGCGGCTGACCGTGCTGCCGAGTTGCAGTACAAAATGTACCAAGAAAATGTGCAGCGGCAACAACCTTGGTTAGAGGCTGGACAAGGCGCACTTAACAAACTGACCGCTGCGGTTGATTACAAGCCATTTGGCATGGATCAGTTTCAAGCCGATCCAGGCTATGCGTTTAGGCTATCTGAAGGCCAGAAAGCGCTTGAACGATCTGCGGCGGCTCGTGGGGGGTTAGTTTCAGGTGGGGCTTTGAAGGCCGCAACTCGCTACGGTCAAGACATGGGCTCACAAGAATACCAAAACGCTTTTAACCGATACGGCGTTGAAAGAGAACGCTTGTTAAATCCGCTTCAAAGTTTGGCTGGTGTTGGTCAAACTACAGCGCAACAATTAGGTAACGCGGGTTCGTCGTACGGCGCAAACGCTGGGGAAGCATACCAAGGCGCGGCCAATGCCCGCGCGTCTGGATACGTAGGCGGCGCAAATGCAATTACTGGCGGTTTAGGAACTTATTTAAATTACACCCAAGGACAAAACTACATGAATATGTTACGTCCTCCTTCAGCGGGTTATGGCGCTTCACAAGCAGTTACTGGCTATCAAGGTTAAGGAACAATCATGCCATTAGATACACGAATTGCTCTTGGGGTTCAGCCGCTTCAGCTTGCTGATCCATTGGCACGGGAAGGCCAAGTACAAAACATTTTGGCTGCACAAGCCCAGCAACGCGCTGCTGGTACGCAACAACAACATTCGCAATTGCAAATGGAGCAAATGCAGCGCCAACTTCAACAAGATGAAAGTTACGTTAGCCGAATGGCAGACGCCATTGGAAAAAATGGTGGCCCTCCCGACATTATGCAAGCGTTTCGGATAATGTCAACAAACAGAAATCCTCAAATTTCGCAACATGGTATAACAGGGTTGCAATCTTTGCAACGCTTGGACGAGGCAAAGAAAGCTGGCATTTATGGTGCGCCAACCGATTTAGCTACGCCAGCACCGGCGTCGGTAGTAAACCAACTGACGCCGCCCGCCGCTGCGCCTGTCAATCAGCTTGCGGCAACGCCACAAGCAGACGCTGCAAAAACCTTGCAAACTGAATACATGAAATTGTCTCAGTTTACGGACGTGCCGGGCGTTAAAGAACGAATGGATTTGATTAAAGAGCAATTGAAAGAACTAAGCACGCCTCGCGTTGTTGGTAGGAATTTGGTAACTGGCGCTGGTAACGTTCTTTTTACAGCACCACAAGACTTAGTGCCAAACTATCACACCGCCGCGCCTGGAGCAACTGTGCTAAAAGATGGAGTGCCCGTTTACACGGCACCGGCTGCGCCAGAAAAACCCAAAGTAACTGATCTTATGGCGAATTATCAAGCCGCCATAGATCAAGGCTTTAAAGGGACTATATTTGACTACGAAAGAAAACTTAAAGAAGCTGGCCGCGCTCCTGCCGCGCCACGCCCCGAGCCCGCGCCATCCATAACAAATATTATTGATCCAACAAACCCAAATCAGATGATTGCAATTGACGCAAGACGCTACCAAGGCGGCGGCGTTGGTTCACCGGGCGTCATTGGTGTAGGCGGCAAAGAGCCAAGTGCTGCGGTGCGTACCAATAAAGTTGAAGCGGGCAAAACACAACTTGCTGACGACTTGGACAACTTACGTAGTTCATTTGATGCGTTGGATAAAATGCGCGCCATTCCAAGTACGGCGCGGGGCGGTTTATCTAACGTTACTTCGGCATTAGCTGCTTCTAGGGCGGGGCAATTAACAGGGCAAGCGTTTGCTACCGAAGCGCAAGTTGAGCGCGACGTTATCAATAGCGCCCGCACCCGATTGGTTAACTCAATTAAAAATGCCACGGGTATGTCCGCGCAACAACTTAACTCAAATGTTGAATTGCAAACGATGTTGAAATCAATTTCTGACCCAGGGCAATCTTATCAATCGGCGTTGCGCATCATTGACGATATTGAAAATGCGTATGTTAAGGGCGACGGCACACTTCCAAAACGCAATAGACCTACCGTTCCGGCTGCGCCTGCCGCGCCACAAGGAACAGGCGGGTTCAAATATCTAGGTAAAGAATAATGGCTACCAAATACCGTGTTCAAGGCCCAGACGGCGCGGTGCATGTCTTTGAAGGCCCAGATGACGCAACGCCCGCGCAAGTAGAGTCGTTTGCAGCCCAAACTTTTGGCGCAGCGCCCAAGCCTAGCAGTACAGCTATTCCTGCGCCCCGAGTGCCGTCTAAATTTACAGGCGTTAACGCAGTAATGGAACAAATTGGCGCGCCTATACAAGCTGTATCCGAAGGTGTTATTAAAGGCGGTAGCAACATTTTATTTGGCGCTGAACAATTGCTTGGCAAAGGTGCGCAAGAATTGGGCGCAGCATACACAAGCCGTGCTGTGATTGAAGACGCTTTACGGCGTCAGGCGGGGGCACAAGCGCGGGTTGCACCGTTTAAACAAGAGTACCCAATCTCAACAGGTATTGGCGAGTTAGGACTAGAAACGCTCATTACCGCACCAATCGGCGGCGCTATGGCTAGGCCATTGGCAGCAGCAGCCCAATACGCGCCAGCTATTGCGCCTTACGTCAACCCGTTAGTTAATGCCCTGCGGTCGTCTGGTTTTAGAACTGGTTTAATACCGGCGGCTAAAGCTGCCCCCGGCGTTGCTCCTCAAGCAATTCCACTCGCAACCCGTGCGGCTGACATTGGCGCGCGCGCTTTTGGCGGCGGCGCAACTGGCGGCGTAACGGCGGCGTTTACTAACCCAGATGAAATAGGTACTGGTGTTGACATAGGGGCGGGGCTTGCTGTCGTAGCGCCGCCAACGTTAAAAGTAGCAGCAAAAAGCCTTGGATTTTTAAAAGACGCATTTACTGGGCAACTCCCTGCAATTGGTGCGGGAAAAATTGCGCGTGATGTTGCTGGTGATCGCATTGGCGCGATCCGTGCTGCGCTTACCGCCGCGCCAGAAGATTTAATGGCCGCACAAGCTGCGTCAGGTGTCCAAAAAGATGCTTGGCAAGCGCTTGGGGCTATGACAAGCAAAACAGATGACGCGTCTGCGGTGATGAAACGCCAAGCAGCCGATGATTTAGGTGTATTGCAGCGCATGGCCGAAGGCGGCAACGAAACCGAAGCACGGGCAGCATACGAGCAGTCTATTAAACGGTTAAATCAATTGACCGCCGATATGCGGGCTGTAGAGTTGCAAGCGGCCAATCAAGCTGCGCAAACAACCAATCGTTTGGCTCCGCAAGCGGCGCAACGCCAAGCAAGCATGGTTAACGCTTTGCGTGAAGGTATGCCTGCAAACTTACCATCTGGTGCGGCAGGCATCCCCGCGCCCGGCGTGTCTGGAATTCATGCCGGTACAGAAGCATTGCAACGCGCAAATGTCGCCGACGCCGCCGCTAGACGATTAATGGTTGCACGTTCTCAAGCGGCTCGTGGAGGAGTCTCAGAGTCAACTGTCCCTGGCGTAAATGATCGGCGAATTGAAAGCGCTAATCGATTTGTGTCTGAACAATGGCAAGAGACGTCAGACACGTTTGCTGCTATCGCCAAACAACGCCGTGACGAAGCTGGGTTTATTGAACGTCAAATAGGTAGTTTGGAAGACTATGGTTTAAAACCATTAGATGCGGGAAGCATTACGGCAGCGATTGATTCCAAACTTAATGCGCCGGGGCTTCGCGCCAGTTCCAACACGACCAAAGTGTTGCAAGCCGTCAAAGACGACATTGTTAACTTAACCGAAAAAGGCGGCGGCGTTATTGACGCGCACGACTTGTACACCCTTCGCAAAGAAGGCATCAATGAACGCATTATGCAAATTTTGGGGCAAACTGATCCAAAAATTAGCGCCAAGGTAACGCGCAAAACGCTTGAGGAAGTGCGCCCGTTGATTGATGATGCCATTAAAAAAGCTGGCGGTACAGGCTGGGAAGATTACCTTAAAACGTATTCGCAAGGTATGCAAGCCATTGATCAAAAAGCAATGGCTGCTGAAGCTGCGCGGTTGTTTGAAAACGCACCAAACGAATACGTCAAGTTGGTTCGCGGAAATAACCCTGACGCTGTGGAAGCTATTTTTGGCCCCGGCAGTTACGACATATTTAAAGAGATGGGCAGCAAGATGCCCACATTAGAAAAAGTGGCTAGTAACGTCGAGCGTAATGCGGCTATGAAAGAAGCCGCAACTGCGGGCACTGAAGCGTTAGGAAAAGTTATTGGTGAAGATTCATTTCGTTTTCGGTTCCCAAGTCTTTTAAATCGCGCAACAACTGCGGCCAACGTAACGTTAGATATTTTAGAAAAACGGCTCGACAAAAAAGTTTTTGCTGAATTGCAAAAAGGTATGCAATCTGGAAAAAGTGCATTGGAAATGCTTAACACTTTACCCGCCGCCGAAAAAAGCAAAGCCCTTCGCGCGCTGTCCGACCCTGCATCTTGGGGTAAAGCTAAAACAATTGGCGTAAGAGCCGCCACAAGACAAGAGCAACCTACAAATGCTTTGGCCCCCGCAAACGAAAACGCACTGGCACAATAATGGATCAGCAAACAATCAACCTCATCTTGGGCGCGTGCATGGCCGTGGCCGGATGGTTCGCCCGCGAGTTGTGGACAGCGGTGCAGGAATTGAAAAACGACCTTGCCAAGCTGCCATTGACCTATGTCGCCCGTCTGGATTACAAAGACGATATGCGCGAGGTCAAGGAAATGCTGAGCAAGATTTTCGACCGGCTGGATAACAAAGCAGACAAATGATTAATGCGCGGCGTCATACTCTTTTTGGCGCTGGTCACGGTATCGGTCGCCCAAGACAAGCTGATTCTCAGTACGGAGCCGCCGCCGCCCTTACCAAAGAGGCCGCCCAAGCCCAAGCAGCCAAGCTGCGCGGTGCAGGAGTTGTACGCCATAGCCTGGTCAACGCACGACCCAGCAGAGCGCCACAAGGCCATGCTGGCGTGGCTGGACAGGTCAGCGTGCAGCGCGGACGATTACACTGCTATTTGGAACGCCCTATCCGAGTGGGCTGGCACTGCTGATAGCCCCGCCCTGCGGGCCAAGATCATGGAGAAAGCAAAATGAACGAGTCATGGTTAGCACGCAATATCCAGCCGGTCACGGTTGTGTTCTTGCTGTTCTCCTATTTCTTTTTTGCGCTGCTGTCCGTCTTTGAAATGGAAACCCGTGGCGCATACGTTGACTTGCTCGGGCAGGCGATGATTATTGTGATCACCGCCATCTTTGCGGGTAAGACCGCTGAACGAATTGTAGACATCCGCACCAACAAAGGAGCGCCAGATGGCCCTTGACCCCATATCCGCGATGCTTGAAGTCGGCAGCAAAGTCCTAGACCGAGTTTTGCCTGACCCCGCGCAACAGGCTGCTGCCAAGCTAGAGTTGCTCAAACTGCAACAGAGCGGCGAGTTGGCCCAGATTACTGGGCAGATGGACATCAACAAGATTGAAGCGGCAAGTTCCAGTATTTTTGTCAGCGGTTGGCGTCCATCGATTGGCTGGGTATGCAGCGCTGGCTTTGCTGTCCAATTTGTCATTGGCCCATTAGCTGAGTGGGGTGCTGCCTTGGCTGGTCACCCTGTTAAGTTCCCCCAAATGGATACAGGCACCATGATGCCGCTGCTCTTGGGTATGCTTGGTCTGGGTGGTATGCGTACCGCTGAAAAGATACAAGGTGTGGCCGCTAAATGAACGCAAACTTTGATTTTTCTTTTGAGCACCTTATCAAGTCTGAGGGTGGCTACGTCTGGGATAAGGATGACGCTGGAGGTGAGACTAACCTTGGCGTAACCGTTGGAGCGTGGAGCGCGTATCTAGGCAGGCCAATCAAGCCAGGTGAGATGAAGGCATTAACTAAGTCTGACGTAAAGCCTTTTTACAAAAAAATGTACTGGGACAAGGTTCGCGGTGATGATCTGCCTAAGGGCGTTGACTACGCAGTATTTGATTTTGCGGTGAACGCTGGCCCTGGACGCGCTGCCAAGTTTCTACAGCAATCCGTGGGAGCTACGCCTGATGGCGCTATCGGCCCCGGCACAATGGCTTTGGTAGCCAAAACTATCCCAACAGATATTTTGCAAAAATTTGCCCAGCAAAAAGAAGCGTTTTACAATAGCCTAGCCGAGAAAAACCCCACCCAGCAGAAATTTCTGAAGGGCTGGTTAAGTCGGGTCGCTCACGTACAGACGGCAGCTTCTTCGATGCTGGCGTAAAACTAATCATCGACGCTAAGGGTACTCGCCCGTACTAACTGCATGGCGTCCTTCAGGTCGCCGCGCAGTTGTTCCAAAGCATCTTGCTGGGCCTGTAGGCGCGTATAAGCCTCCAACGCAAATTTGGCTAGGTTTTCATTTGACCAGGCGGCGAAGTTTGGTAAGTCTTGCATTTGGTTTAGGGCAGTGTGGAGGTGGGACAACTACGCACCATATAGCTTCTGTCGGTGCTTGATGCTGGGCTTCTGTCCAACGGTCTACGTAAGAATCAGGCATTGCCTTTAGTGCGTTGTAGATGGAGTCAGAAGCGCGGTTTAAATGTTCGGCTATTTCCTTTACGGTCATGCCGTCGCGGTGCCGACGTAACAAACGCCGGATGTTGGGGTGATTGGGTGGGATCAAGAATTCTTCTCCTTGAGCATAGCCCCTACCGCATCAATCAAGGTATCCAAGTCAACGTCACTTGACCAAGCAGTGTGATAAATACTTTGGTTTACGCACTCTTGTTTCTCTTCTTTAGTTAAGTCTACCCACGGCTTTTTGTACACCTGAATGTCGTCGTCATCCAGTTTGTCCCGCGCCGCAGCGCGTTTTGATTCGTACCCAGTCATGTGTTACTCCTCGGTATTTCAACGCTGATGCAGGTGCCTTCCAGTATGGTTGGCTTGCCGGTGTCTTTAGCCATGTTTGCTAGGTGCATCTTCTGAACATCAATAGCAACCCTGCACACTTGCTCGGTCTTGTAGATGGCTTGTGACTGCATGAAGTTGCAAGTGTCGTCAATGCACATGAATACCACGGGGATAAAGATAATCACGGTCTGCTCCTTGCGATTTTGCGCAGCGTGTCCTCAATCGGCTCGGCTGCTACGCCCTTGCCTTCCCACGATTCCCATAGCCCGTTACGGCGGTCATCAATGGTTAGGTTGCCATCAGGGCTATGCGAGAGCAGTATCCCCATCTCTTTACAGCTTGCGGTAAACCGCTTGGGTTCTTCCTGCGGCGGGCAGATTGTGTATGTGTAAGGTAGTTGTGCCATCACTTCCCCCATATAGCAATAGCAACCATCGTCAAGCCGCCCACCAAACCTACCAAAGCAATCAAACCTCTGATGCTGGCGGCAAAATCATCCAATATGTCAGGCTCAAGCCCATTGCTTCGGTTGATGTACGCATCATTAGCTTCCTTGGTGCGTTGCTTGCGGATAGGGCAGTCACGCCCTTGGGTGCAAGTTCCGTTTTCGCTACAGCATTCAGTCATTTGTATTCCTCCATGCGCTTGTTAAGCCGCTCAATGCGGGTGACGTTGTAACTGACAATGCTCTGCGCGTACTCCACCGCAGTTTCGGCTTCCAGCTTAGACAGATGCGCGTCGGCCAGTTCGGCTGCGATCATTTCTAGCGGCGTGGGTTTCTTAAACGGTTCTTTTATTAGATCAAGTAATTTCATGGTAATTTAGCCTCTTTTAGTAGTTCAAGTCTCTCCCGCGCGACGCGCAGGGTGTTGTACCGCTGGTGCAAGCGCTCCAGCATGGATACTCTTTTGAGCGTGTCACGCTCGTTGTTCAGCATAGCCAGCACTTCCTCTTCGGTCAGTGTGGGCAGACGGTCATTTAGACTTCGCCAGGTGTTTTTCAATTCGTGTCTCCAGTTTGGTGATCAGGTTGACGCAACGGTCATACGCCCGATAAGTGGCGTTCAATTGGCGCGTGCGGGCCTTGAGTTCGGCCTTGGCCGCTTTGAGTTGTGCTTTCAGTTTGTCTAACATAGTTCTTCCATTGCAATATCAGAAATAGCGCGCTTGTCGTGCAGCGCGGCCCAGATGCGTTCGTCCACCGTCTTGTTGGTCAGCATCACGTAGCACCACACGTCATGCCGCTGGCCGCTACGATGCAAGCGCCCGATGGTTTGTTCATACAACTCAAGCGACCAGGGCA